TCTTTGTCATCAGACTCAACGATCATTTTTGCTTCGTTGAAACTGAGATTCTCTCGGAGGTATAGTGACATACTTTAGTATAGTCCCTTGTTAATTACTTACGAGCACGTAATGTGCTTTGCGTGTTCTTTTCACCGTCATGGCTTACAGCACCAGTACCAGCACCTGCTGAGCGTCCAGTTGGATTATCAAATCCTGCTTGACGATCTAAACCGCCGCCTTTAACTGGCTTTAGTGTAGTTGCTTTCTTAGCGCCTGGAACGTTAACGTTACCGCCATCTTGTGGTTTAGTTGTTGGAGCAAGTAAACCACCTTTTGTTCCGCCAGCTTTAACACCAGCATCTCCGTGTACTTCTACATCATTGCGAGCGATATTACTAGTTGTGCCGCCCATGTTATTTGCCATGTTGTCGATCAATGATTTAGTGTTAGTACCATTGTCGCCCATTTTTGCTGGAGCAACTTTGTCAACATATTCCATTAGGCTTGCTAATTCGTCAACTTCTGCATCAGCACCCATGTCAGCACCCATGTCACCCATGTCGTCACCGCCCATGTCGCCCATGTCGTCACCGCCCATGTCATGTTCTTCACCTTCTTCGCTAGCTAATAGTTGTTCAAATTCTGCTTTTAGGTCTTCTAGTGCATCTTCTAGGTCCATAACGCGATCTTCTAGATCTTCGTCACTTTCTTCACCTTCTTCGTCACCAAATGGGTTTTCTTCGCTTTCTTCACCGTCATCTTCGGCATCAGCGTCATCTTCGGCATCGTCTGCTGGTTCTTCAGCATCATCTTCTTCATCAGACTCTTCCATAGCGGCCATGTCGTCGCCTTCTTCGTCTTCTTTCTTATAAGGATTGCCAGTGTCTTGGCTAAAATCTTCTGCTAGTAGTTCTTCATAAATCTCACGTGATTTACCTACTACGATATTGTGGAATATTTCTTTTGCTTGTGCTTGATCATCATTGATCAAAGCTTCAAGCATAGCTTCAAATTGAGCGCGGTCAGTCATGTTTATTTCTCCTGTGAATTGTATTGATACAAGGCTGTAATATATTTACACTGTTTATTAAAAACAGGGTAGATATTGGCGAAAAAGAGTCGCTTTTAGACTTTTTTCAATTATTGTGCTGGAGCAGGCGGAGCCGCATACATTGAATGTATAAATTCTAACTCGCTTTCCTGTTCTAATATATGTGCTTCACTACTTTTACGTAATTCGTTTAATTGTTTTAGTGTTAATCTTGTTTTACGAGTGTCTGATCTATGCATCAAAGATGAATCATTAGCAGGCGTATAGCGTAAATCGCTCGACGGCTTGCGTGTGTCAGGGTCAATATAAAACAATTCTCTTAATATCATACGAGTATTTATCCAGCCGGTGGTGGAGGAGCTACTGGAGCCGCGGCTGGGCCGCCAGGTACTGTGCTTGCTGATGGGCCGCCTTCTGCACTTTGTCCTTCCATTCCTTCTGGAGCTTCCATATCTGCAGACATACCAAGATCACCTTCGATACCACTTGCTGATAATCCTGCACTACGTAGTTCGCCGGCAGCATCTGTTGCTGTTGCTTCACCTTTGCCATTCTCTTCTGCCCAATAACGTTCGTTTTCTGCGATTTCTTCGTCAGTGAGACCTAAGAAACGCTTCAATGCAAAGCGTTTTGATACAAATGGTATAGCTTGAATAGTATTAAATGTGTTAATACGTTCAGCATCAATAGCACTTTGCTTGCTACTTGCAAAGTTTAATGGCGGATTAAACTTCAATTCAAAGATATTTGAATCGATATTAGTGCCATGATCATGTAAGAATAGTTTAAATTCTTCATCAAACACGGCTGTTACAAGACTTTGTAAGCGTTCACAATACTTGTTAAAGCGTAATTCTTGGATATAAGCAGTGCCAACACGACCATCATTGAAGTTTGATTGGCTATCTTCAGCACCTGTTGGCAAATAACTACTTGGAATACGCAATCCGCGGAACAATTTATTAGTAAAATACTTTAAGTCATCAATCTCGCCGATGTTTTTACCGCCTTCAAGCATGGTAACATCTGATCCTTTACCATCTGCTGTCTTAGGAAAGAAGTAATCTTCATTGATTGATAGTGGATTGTATGCTGAATCGATAACATTTTGACCACCACCTGTTTGACTAGGTATACGTCTTTGGTGTATTTCATTCTTAACACGTTCAACAAAGGCCATTGCCAAGTGACTTGGCATGTTGCCCACGTCAATATGGAATACTCTGCGCTCAGGAGCACGTTGTATACGATAGATAAGGATCGCATCTTCTAGCAATTCTTTCTGTTTGTATACTTTATAGATGTTTTCCAGTAAGCTATTGCCAAATGGAAAGTTGTTATCCAGTCCTTCTGATAGACTTAGATGTACTACATGCTTGGCATCAACAGCACTTTCACGTTGATTTAGTCCAAATCGTCCGCTTGGGCTAGCAATTGGATATGCTCCACCACCTTGTGATCCCATGTATCCACCACTAGGTTGTGTAGCATTGCCGCCTGCACGTGGTGTTAGGTTAGGAACTATCTGTGTAGCTACTAAACTTTCAAAATTAGGTGCTAGATCTTTAATAACATACTGCTCAGGTTTCTTACCTTCGCTTTCATTAACAATAATCTTAACTACTTGACTAGGATCAATGTAATGCCACTTTTGTGTTTCAGGATCTCGTATAAAAAATGCATCGCCGTACTTGAATGTATTACGCATAATACGGAAAATACGTGTGTCAAACTTTTGTAACTTATTCCATTGCTGTAGATATTCACCTAAAATCTTAACTTCTGAATTAGTTCCGCGATGTCTCCAGTTGACTGCAAATGGACTTTTGCCATCTTTGAGTTTTTGGGTGGTAAATTCTGCAAGAATATCCAGTGCGGCATTAACTTCTGGATCACTGTCCATCACATCATACTGTTGATAACGATCTAAACGATTAGGAGTTCCTGAATAAACGTCAGGCAAATAACTAGAATAGTTGCTACGTGCTGGTCCTGGACGACTTCCATTTGAAAATCCGTCAGATGTGCTCAATGAAGAGCCTGTCGGTACCGGTGAAAAGTATTTTTTCCAACTCATTTAGTTATTATCCTTTAGACAGCAAGCCTGTTGCCTGTCATTTTTCCACTCATATCAGCTGTTTCTCTACTGCTATCTTTCATATCAGCTGTGTGTGAGACCATTACTTCTATATTAGTATTTAACTGTTGTAAGCTGTCATATAGGTCTTTTATGGTAACCCCGCTTGTATCAGCAGTAAGCATATTGCTAGTGCCTGTTTCTTCTTCAGCAATAGTTGTTTCATCAGTAGCACTTGGTGTTTTTAAACCTGATAGCGCACTACCTAGATTAGATTTTGGTTTAAGATCGCTTACCATTCCAAATAAATTAGTTAAGTCAGCATTTTCTGACGGACTTAATACTCGCTCACCTTTATGTAGTAATGCAACTATATCTTTTGGTTCAAATATCGACCCTGTTGTACCTAAAGTACCATGAAGTTTTTTTACTGGCTCAACTTTAGAGTTTGGTGGTTTAAGTTCAGGATTGGTTGTCTCGGTTACAGGCTTATTGGTCTTGTTATCTCCCGTTGTCTCAGCTTTCTTCTCTTGGCCAGTAGGTAGCTTAATTTCTTCAGCTTTTCTAATTGCATCTACTAAATTGTTTACGAGTGTTTTATTTGTTCCAAGCTCATTATTTAAAATTCGATATGCATCTCCAGCTTTTTGAGCCGCAGTTATATTACCTTCTATAATTGCCTGTTGCACTCGCATACCTTCTGTTGGCGGTAATCCTGTTTGTTGCTGTCCAGCTTGTAAATTTCCTACTTGTGTATTGATTACACCAGTAGCACGTTCTGGAGACACGCCAGTATTTCTGTTATAGTTATAACCAGGAGCTTCTCTGTTCTGTTCAAATCCTCGTTTAGCACCTTGCAAAATGCTTTCTTCAGGAAATGCATTAGCTAATACTGCCATCCTTGCAACTCGCGGATCGCGTTGACGTTCAATTGCACTTGCTTTAGCTTTTTCGATCGCGGCTTCTGCTTCGGCCCTTGCGTTATCACTAGTAGCATTTTTTAATCTCAGCATAGCTTCACGCAACTCAAACGCCGCTGGACCTAGTGCCGCTTGTTTTGCCTGTGCTTCAGGACTAATAGCCGCTCCAAATTGAACATACTCTTTAGCAAGTTTTTGGTAGTCTTCTCCCAGACCAGTCATACCATTTTGTGCTTTGATATACAGTTGACGTTGTTTATCTGTACTAAGCAATGCTAGTGTAGCCTGCTCATCACCCGATGCTATTCTTTTAGCATTTTGTTCTGCTATTACTTCTCTGCTTTCGCCTGTTCGTTTTGCAACAGCATCAATTTCATCTGCAAGTCTTGATGCGGCCGCTACTGCACGACCTCGACCTTCTGGAGTTGCTAGATTATCTCTTGATTGCTGTTGACTTTGTATCAATGCTCGAGCCAATGCTTCTGGACTGGTTGCTCCTGCGGCAATCTTATCTTTATTTTGATCGATTAATTGTTGTAATGCTCTATATAGATTGTCAGTCCTATCGTTTTGTATACTACCTGCGCCAGTTAGTCCTGGTTGATTCTGTGACATCATTTTTTGAAAATCGGCATAAGAAAGTGTAGTTCCGCGTTCTTGAATACCTTGTTTAACAATATCAGTATCTTTACCAGTAGGCAATGCCGCTACGTTAGGTGTTACTTGGTTTTCTAACATAGTAACTGCTGGTCTAGCTTTGGCAAATTGTGGTAATGATGCAATGGCTTTAAACGCATCAATGATAGGTTGCTTACTTCCGTCAATGGCTTTGAATACTGAGGTAACGCCAACACCAAATTCTGCTATTTTTTTAAGCTCGCTACCTGCGGCTTTCATAGCATCAACTACATTAGTTGGCATTACCGTACCATCAGCAGGTCCACCAATTGAACTACCTGGAGCTTTACCTCCTAGTTTTTCTAGGATTGCATCCATTGTTTGATTTAATCTGTCTAGCGTTGCGTTAAGTTCTGCCATATAAAAAAGTTCCAGAAATATGCGTATATAAATACACTATACAAGTATTTATCTGGAGTATAATATGGCCATAAATCCATTACAGCAGTATTTTAGACAACCAAAGATTTTTGTTAGTTTACCTAGCAAGGGCACCTACATGCCCGAAAACACAGTTGTAGGCGATATAACTAGCGTAGCTGTACAAGGCATGACTGGCATGGATGAGATTATTCTTAAAACTCCAGATGCGTTGTTCACTGGCGAAGCAACTATTAAAATGATACAAAGTTGTTGTCCAAGTGTTAAAAATGCTTGGGATTTACCAGTTTTAGATACAAACATTTTATTTGTTGCAGTAAGAATTGCAACCTACGGCAATCGTATGCCGGTGCATCACCAATGTTCAGCATGTAATGAACTAAATGACTACGAACTAGATCTTAATAATATTGTTGAGCACTATAATCAGTGTGAGTATGACAATACACTACATTATAAAGATCTAACTATTAAAATTAAACCTCTCAGCTATCGTCAACAAACTGATTATAACATGCAAATATACGAATTGCAAAAGCAAGTCAGACAAGCTAACGAACTAACTGACGATACTGAGAAACAAAAAAATCTAAATGCTCTTTGGGAAACATTAGCCAAATTACAATTAGAAGTAACTGTTAATAGTGTTGACAGTATACAAACACCATCAGTAGCAGTCACAGAACGTGGTTACATTTTAGAATTTTTAGCTAATGCTGACAAAGAATTAATAAATGCAATCAATCAACTAATTGATAAAAATCGTAAAGATTGGGAAATTCCAACGTTTCCAGTTGTGTGTACTAACGAAGAGTGTAAAACAGAAACAGCATTATCTGTTGAACTAGATAATTCAACTTTTTTCGCATAAGCCTAATTAAACTATCCACCTCTGAAATACAAGAAGAGTTAATTAGGCTAGACGAAGAAGTAAAAGAGTTTAAACAAGATATATTTAGAATTGCATGGTACATGCGAGGTGGTGTAACAGTAAATGATTTGCTCTATACCTACAGCTATGAAGATCGTACCTTTATTTACGAAATCATCAAAGAAAATATTAAAGCCACTAAAGAAAGTGGACTTGCGCTAATTTAATATCTTAAGAAACTTTCACCAGTTTTATCATTGGTCCAATATTTGCCATCTTCTTTAAAGTCAGCAGTAGTATAAGTTTTACCATTGATAGTTACAGTAGCTTCCCCATTTTCCTTAGCATTAGAAAAACGTTGTCCGCGACCTGCTGGAGTATTATCCTCAGGTGCCGCTTTTGGCGCTTCTTTATTTTCTGGTCCAGCTTTTTTCTCAGCTGGCTTAGATACCGTTCCGTTTGAATCTGTTTGATCAACTGGTGTATTTCTTTGTGAAGGATCTTGTTGCATTGGATTAGCGGCATCAACGTCTGAAGTATTTTTAGGTTCTGCTTCTTTAGTCCTTGGCGGTACTGTGTTACCACTCGAATCTAATATTGCTTTGAAGGCTTTAGCAACAACCACGAATGCAACCTGATGTGGAATTGTTCCTGCAAGTCCGGCTTCTATAGTTTTTCTAGCTGCCTCTGGAAGAGTTTCTGTTAAATTGCCCACAAGGATTGCTTTAAATACATCGTGCATGTCGTCTGAAGACATTTTATTAACAAATATTAATTGACCAGTTCTGTTTAACAGACTAACACCACCGAGTATTCCCATACCTATTGTTTTTTTAATTATTCCGGTATTTTTATCCATGGCGTCTAACCATTTAGCAAAATCAGTAATCCAGCCTGTCTTACCAAGTTTTTCCACAACTTTTGCGCTAGCAAAGATAGACCCTGCCCAAGCACTAACTCTTCCCCATGCCGTTTGGTCTGCCATACCTAATCGCCAATCTTTCCAACTTTGTACCCTAGCATAGACATTGTCATATGTATACGGAATATCAGTCTTAAATGCATTTGCCCAGTGCCATTGAGTAGCGTATTTTGCATTACTAGACACTGCTACACCCTTAGTAACAACCGGAGGAAAATATGGTGCATCACTTTCTGGTATTTCCCCTGTTTTTGCTTGGGCTTCGATTGTACTATGTTCCTCATCCCAGTCCCACAGTATCTTCCCAAGTGACGCCGCAAGAAACCACCTATAAGTAGTAGTAATCCATTTTATGCGTTCAGACACACGTTTTCTAAGTTCTTCATTTGCTTTTATGATATCTTCAGTTGCTTTAACAGATCCGGTAGCTGGGCTAGCATTAGGTTCGTCTTTAGCTTTGCCTGCTTCTTTGCCGGCTTGAGCACCATCTTTGAGATATTGTGTTTTTTTGAACTGTGCTAGTCTAGTTGTTAGATCAATGAATTCTTGATCAGTAGCAAAAGATGTTCCTCGATATTCCGGTTGTTTTAATATCAGACGTTCTAAAGGAATAGGCGTTTGTCCTGCTAATTCACGTTCAGCTAGATATTTTCCATATTTTTCAGAAAGGTCCTTACATGCAGTTTGTTTAGCTAGATCGTTAGCGTATTTTTTCTCTATCTGCTTAATCAGCATAGCGGCTGCTCGCTTTTCTAAGAAGTCCTCAAAAGGACGCTTAAACCATTGAGTGATTCCACCTTCATTAAGGGCGTTGTCTTCGGATATAATGTCAAGGATTTTCATATGTGATATTTATAGTTCAAGCTGATATGTATAAAAGTATTTATCGAGAAGAACGTAGTTCTTCTGTGTTTTTCGCTTGTCGCTCAAACACATTTATTTCTTTAGTTGATTAAGTAATCAAGTGCGAAGCACTTAGATATTATCTAGATTGTTCAGTCACACTTTGCCCTGGCCGGGCAAAGAAATGGACATTATCTGAGTTGCACAATCCACCTAGCGTTACTGCATTACAGTGGCGGTCATCCGGTACCACGAGCAGAGTCTTTATTATGACGGCGGGCCCAGTTGCATACGCTAACACACAACGAGCCGCGGGTTTTTCACCCTCTTTAGCCTTGAAAACGGGTTCTTACATAAACTAAATGAGTTATAGGCATATCTCATCATCATCCTTGCGGGTAGTAGTTTACTGGTCTGTCGCCAAGCAGATACACCTTACCGTCACACATCAGAACGGATTTCGGGCACAATATCAACGCCTGTGCGGGCTTATTTGGCGATTAAAAGGCCTGAATTATTGAAGTTTTTTAATATGCGAGCCATGCACACGTACTTGAATATGACCGTTATAATAGTCATTTGATTCTAATACACGTCTGCTAAACTGTTCGCGAGCCTCTATGTAACTACATTCTGCTTTAGATTTACAGTAAAAAAGTATTTCTCTAGTAAAATTTGCTGTGCCTAATGCCGTAACATCCTTGGTTAATTCGGGTGACGATCCATAATATTCACGCCAGTCCGAGTCAATTTTGCTACGGATTTTCTTTTTTTTCTTTGTGCCGTTCTTGAGCTTTACTGTTTTATATGTGGTTTTTGAGAATTTTGCTAGTTTTTTGCCTATGTACTTACGACCTGTGAGTGTATTTGTTATTAGATATACAAACCCGATACAGTCTTCGGGCAACACGTCTACTAGTTGATTTTGATAAGTCCATGACATCAACTAGTTAGTGTTTTATTTGCCTTGATCCTTGCCTTTTTGAGCGGCTCTGCGAACTTTACGCTCGTCTAGCTGTGCTCGTTTTTCTATTTGCCATACTCTAATTGCCTTGCGCCTTGCGCTACAGGCCGCACGAATATCACTAAGCAGGTGCCTAGTACGAATGCTACTAGCATATGTGGCTTCATTCATCCACTGCTGGTTGCTTTCGAAATATTCACGCAACAGTTTCATCAACTGCGCATGTAGCTCTTCATCTTGGTGCATCTTTTCCCTTGATGGTTTCTAGAAACTTAAAGTGCTCGTGCCGTTTTACATAATCTGCCTCCAGATCAAAGTCCGCACACTGCGCCAGAGCTTCCTCAGTCATCCATTTTATTTCATACAAGTCCTGTTTACAACTCCACTGGTAAGCAAGATTCCGTTTCGGGTTGCGGCATTCCTGCACCATGCGTTTAAGCATGGCCCGCACACTGTTAACACTACGCTCTTCCATTACTCAGTGACCTCAAGGTCGTTAGCATAGCTGGTAAACCCGTTCTCCTTGATAACCTTAAGTACATTGTTTACACGACCAATTAGTTCATCTTTATGCGATATCAAGAATATATTCTTTTTACGTTCACGTGCCATCTTTTTAAGCACGGCTAGCGCACCTTCAACACCACTAGCATCTAATCCATTGTCAACTAGCTCGTCGACAAACAGTAGATTGACCTGCTGATACAGACTTTCCCACACATCACGGAACGCCCAGCTTAACGACAAGATAAGTCTATTGCGTTCACCTCGACTTAGATTATCAAAATCTAAATCTTGCCCTAGTTGTGTAATCATAACAGTTAGATCGTTTTGGAAC